ACTTCGACTCAAAGCTGGCAAACAGCGTGGTGCTGTTCTCAATGAGCTTGACTTGCGCCTTGGTCATTGCCTTTGATGGACGTGCGCCCGGCAGGGAGAGTGTCTCAACCCTTTGTATCGGATCAGATTTTTCAACAAGCTGACTGTCAATGATCGCAACAATGTCCTCAAACTTAAAGACATCGCCTTCTGCCAACAGCTTCACAGGTCTTGGCTGGTCGTACTTCTTCTTGTGGTTGAACGTGTCAGGGACGCGCATCACCCTCGCGGCGTCAGACGTGACTGACATATCGATAGCCATCTTCTCCTGTGCGCACAGACGTTTTAAGTTGTCAGCAACAGGTTTCCAAACAGCAATCGGCAGCTCCTCGGTCAGCGGCCAGTAGCAATGCAGTCCACCACCTGAAGACACAATCCACGGCTTGCCCAGCGTAGACAGTCCGACCTTCTCCATAAAGGCATCCAGCGCAAGCGCGGCGGCTTTCTTGGATTCGTAGCCGTCCATGTCGATGAAGAACGCTTTGATCTTCACCGTGTTCTCTGCCGTGCGTCTACCAGCTTTCTGAAATGTGGACAGCCCAAAGAAAACATCGCAGTTGGCTTTGTTCCAACGATCTACATAGGGCAGCAAGTCCTCAAGTTTTTCAACAAAGGCGTGCTCCTTCTTTTTGGTTAATTCGACCGCGCAGTAGTACCCCGTACCCGGAGACGGAAGAACCACCGCTAGAAATTCAAGCGGAGTCATATCTGTCCTTTGGGTTATTTGAAGTCGTCTGTCGCGTGGTCTATGCCTTGCTTAAAGCCATCCTCAAAGCCGTCGTGAAAAGACTTCTCTTTGCTGTCAATAAGTTCAGCCGTGCGCTCCACAAGCACCTCAATCCACTCAGGGGTAACTTTATCGAAACCAATAATGTAGATATAGCGCAGAAGTTCGTTGTTGCTCAGTTGTCGAGGTTGAATGCTTTGCATGTTTTTCTCCAAGCCTCGTCGGCGCTACTAGATGTTTGCAGGATTTTGAGAAGCGAACTGACAACAGGCCGGTACGCTACGAAGACTTCACCACCACCGAACCAGTTGTAAACAGACTGCCGTGAAGCGCCTGTTGCCTTGGCTATTTTGATGACTGGGAAATTGTGATGGACAGCCCAGCGCCCGAGTTGGTTGCCCAACGTCTTTGGTGCTTTCATGACCATGTTGATTGTTTGAGTTGAGTAAGCCATGTTGTTTGGTTGGGGGCCGAAGCCCCCTACTCCTTTACCGTTTATTTGCCAATGCGTAGCAGGTAACGTACTCTGCCGATGCTTCAGCACCAGAAAGGGCGCAAGTAACCGCCATAGGGTCAGCGCCGTTCTTCACGGCCTCTGCCCATTTCTCACGCTTGTCAAAGCTATTGACTGTGCAAGAACCCATACCTACCAGCAACAGTAATGTTGCGCACACGATTAAGATTTTTTCTGTGTCCATGCTATGCCTCACTCGTCCCAATCGTCAACCATTGCCGCCAAGGATGACTTCTTGGCTGGCACGGCACTAGGCTTCTTCTCTTCCTTGCGGACAGTAGGCTCTTCGCCTTCATCCTCAGCAACAGGCTCGGCCTTGGCTTTCTTAGCCTTGGGTGCGGGTGCTGGCGTTTCTTCCTCTTCCTCATCAGCCGCCTTGACGGTTGGGCGCTTGCCGCCAATAGCTAGGGGAGCCGCCACATTGTCCATCTTGGCAACAGACATGGTGATAGCTTTCTGAGCTTCGGGGCTCTGACCTTTCTCCACAATGTTGGGATACTCGTCATCGTTCAACCAGCGCATAGCCTTGAAGAACAGCTTGGGGGACTCCGACTTGGTATCAAACTTCAAGCGTGTCACAACCTCGCTGGGGTCAACAGGGTTGGGAGTCTGCGCCAACAAGAAGCGAGCGTAGGCTTGCAAGGGGCGGTTGTCGCCTTCTTCTTTACCAAAGATTGACTTGGCTGGCAAAGTCAGTTGCAGGACATCTCCCTCCATGTCGTTGGCAAGCACTACAGCAACGCGTTGTTGGTAGCGGCAAGCACGGCTGTTACCTTGACCTGAGCCAGCGACATTCTGAGCGCAGTCAGTACAGGTAGCGGCTTGCTTGTTGGATGCGTCAACGCTTGGCTTCTCACCATCAGATGACCAGCAGTCAGGCGCGTTGGCTTCGCCGTCATAGGACTTCATGTAGAACACGCGTCCAATCTTGGGAGCGGCGGCGACAATCACTACATCAAGGTAGCGTTCTTCGATAGCGGCGACTTCTTTGCCCGCGCTATACAAGCGGAACACACCGCCTTTGATTGAGATGCGTTTGCCGCCATCACTACCGCCACTGCCAGCAAGGGCTTTGGCTACAGCAGACAGACCTGTGCGGTTTTTTACAAATGCAGGAACCGCGTCCTGATTAAAAATGGTCACGTTACTCACGTTATATTTCTCCTAATTACTTGGTTGGTTTACGAACAGAGATTGCGTACTCAGATACTGAGTTCAATCCGGGTGGTACGAGGCCGGGGTTCTCTTCAAGGAATGTCGACATGTTGGTCTGCGCTATGCGCTTCTCAAGCAAGTCAACTGCTTCGTGCTGAAGCACAAAGGTCTTGAACGAGTCCCAGTCTTGTGTGTTGTAGCGTGTCTTGGTAGACAACACCACAGTGCCTTGGTCAGTGCGCACAGAGGACACGCCTAGTGCAAGCATCTGATCTTTGAGTGCGATCTTCACGGTGTCTTGTTGCCGCTTGATCTCTTCAACTTCATTTTCGTACCCTTGAGTCAGCTCTTGAATTCGAGCCGCCATCTTGCGGTACACCTTAGCCAGTTTGTCCATTGGGACGTTGGCTAACTCCTTGCTCTCCTCTGTGGGAGGTGCTTCATCATCTATGACTGAGGTCATTTGCTTCTCCTATTTTTTTGTCTAAGGTTTAACATCATACACGGAACAAATTCTCATGCAACTCCTTTCTTAAATATTTTTTACTTCACTATCAAACATGCCGACAAGCAACGCGTGATCAGTAACTTTAGCGGCCATTGCCTTGAATAGTTTTCTCTCAATGGGGCTTGACTCAATGTGTACCACAGTAACTTTGTCAGAGTCTTGACCTTTGCGATCTGCGCGAGCAATACATTGTGTATACATCTCAACAGACATCAGAGGCCCAAAGAATACAACTGTGTCAGCGGCAGTCAGGGTAATCCCGTGGGCAGTTGCTTGGGGTTGCAACACGAGCACGCGTATCTTGTCAGTAGTCTGAAAGTCAGCAATGATTTGACCGCGCTTTGTTGCCGTCACGTCGCCATGAATTTGTCCCACGGCAAAGCCATTGCCCGACAAGTGCCGCACGATAGACTCAATGCTTGACCTGAACAACGCAAAGATGATGACCTTCCTCTGTGTCTCCTCAAGCACCTCGTCCAACACATTGAGGCGTGGGGACGCATCGAACTCCACAACTTCTTTGTCGTCTGTATACGCCGCACCGCAGGATATTTGTAGCAACTTGTTTACAGCAACACCGGCATTGACTGCGCTGATTGTCTCCCCCGCCGCACGCACCATCATCTGCTCTTTGAGCAAGCGGTAGTATTTGTTTTGCTGTGGTGTCATGGGCACCTCACGCGTCACCGTGATAACAGGTGGTAGGTCAAGGCACTGATCTTTTGTAAAACGTATTGCCGGTTGAAGCACTTCGTACACCATGTCGCGTGCGTTGGCTTTGGGTGCCCACTTGAACATGCTGATCTTGTTCATCACCTTGTCGCGCCATGCAGTCTGGAACTTGGGCACGCCTGTTGGGTTGACCAGCCGAGCTAAGCCATACGCATCCACAGGAGACTGCGAGGCAGGAGTACCGGTCATCATCCACAGATGGGTGTCGGGTCTGATGATTGACGCCAACGCCTTCCATCGCCGCGTGGATGGGTTCTTGTATGCGTTTGCCTCATCGACAATAACAAGGTCAAAGCGCCCATCATTGATGATCTCGGAAGCTATCAGGTTGAGTCCATCGTAGTTGGCAATGACGAACTCGTAGTCTTGCTGAATCATCTCTATACGCCGTGATGCTTGTTGATGGTGCGCGACCACGGCGCTTCTGTGAATGATGCTTCGGTTGATGTCGCCCATCCATGCGCTGTGCATGATGGACAAGGGGCACAGTATCAGCACCCTACGCACCTCACCTTTGTTCATCAAGTAGTCTGCCGCCCACAAGGCAGAGAGCGTCTTACCAGTTCCGGGGTCGTTAAAACAGAACGATCTGCGGTTCAGAGTCATGAACGCGGCGGTCTCTATTTGGTGAGCCATTGGTATAAACTTTCCGGGCCAATGGTAGCGCTTGGTGATGGGCGAGGGCACATCTTTGACGCCAAGATTTTTGAGTACGCGTGTCTCATCAAGTCCCCAGTACACAGCCACTTGATACACACCATCTTCATGACCGAGAACTTTGTGTTTGGGGATGATGCTGTACTTGTTTGGATTGCGCGTGCGTAGTATCAGCGCCTTGTTGTCAACAATTTCCATTACGCATCTTCCCTCAACCGCGCCCACGGCGTGTTACTTTCTCTGAACTCAATCTCTTCCATCATTTTATTTCTGTGAAGTCTCGAAGATGCATCCATCCAAAACTCATCATCTATTTCAGATACATCAACCCACAAGTCTCCAAACTTTGCTCGCCATAAATTGACCAGTGTTGATAGCGGCACCATATACGCTTCACGCGTGTTGGGGTTGTCTACTTTTATATTTTTTCTGCTTGCTTGTGGTTGAAGTGCCCCACCTGCATAATGGCCTCCTTGAATAACTCCCGACAAAATTCGTTGCTGTAGTTTTTTACCTTCGTGTTCGTATATCCAATCTAGTTTTTCTGTTAACTCTTGACCAAGCGTTTTCATCTTTCCCATTTGCTTCTCCTGTTTTATTCTGGCATCCGGCACACATAGCGTGCCCTGTCTGTTAAGAAATGAACTTCAACTTCTCCGAGTTGTTTAAGTCTGTTAAAAATTAATTTAAAAAAATCATCATCTTCTATTGACTCCATCGGCACCCAATCGTTTCCAAAGCGTGCTATCCAAAGATTGACCAACCTGTCGATTGGGATTTTGAATGCCTCACTTTCAAGCATCGCGCTTGTGATTTCACTTTCAACAACACGCTTTACTCCTAGCGTCCGGTCACTTAATGCTGTGGTCTGACTTACGTTTGAAGCTCCGATTGTCAGATGCTGATTTGACGCGTAGATTGCTTCTATTTGTTGCCCCGCCTTTTGAAAGGGGTTGTTTATGATCGACATCTTTTCCATCTCCTTTTTGTACGAGTCCCTCTTTCATAAGCATTGCGCGTGCTTTATTTCGAGCGGTTCTTTTTTTAATGATCTCAGGCTTTTGCTCATACTTTGCGTACGAGGGGCGGTCTGCGGGGTTTTTGTAAGGCATGAGTGTTCCCTAATGTTTTGGATGAAATTCACACGTTTTTACAGCACACCAACCACACAAAGGCGTTTGGTTTGGGTTCCATACATCGTGCTCGAAGCATGACTCCAAGCGAGCGTAGCGTTCACGGTAGTCCCACCAGTGCTTCGCCACCTCATCAGATGCCATGCTCATCTTGACCATATCATTTTTTACAATAAACATCAACGCTGAGTTGACTCTGCGGATGTGGGGGAAGTGGGCAAACACCATGATGGACATAAGAACAAGTTGGTCTCTGTCAGGATACTTGTTGTTGCCTGTTTTCCAATCTGCCACCCACGCCGTCAGGTTCTCATCGTCAATGATGATTAAGTCTGCAATGCCTCTGACCCACACGTTGGCGTCTTTCCAAGACACAGGGTTTAGGTTTACATCCAGCGCCATCTCATACTCAGGCAGTCTGCGTCCTGCCTTTTTCAGCAACGCGTCAACAACAGGTTGGAACTGAGAGTGCTCGGGCGGTATGGGTTTGCCGTCCTTGATATACAACTCCAAGCTCTCATGCACCTGTGTGCCGTAACGCGTAGCCTCAGTCTCCACAAAGGGATAGTTCTTCAAGACTTTGATTTCGTGGTAGCGGCGCTGACACCCCTCAAAATCTTTGAGGGACGAGTGAGACCATGCGGGTTTTTTCATAGTTTGGATGAGTTGACTGCTTGCGTTAATCTGTTGGCAAAAGCCGTGACGAAGTTCTCGTTGTCGGTCAGGTCGTTACCCATGTCTTGCAGGATGATGTGCGTCAACTCGTGCCAAAACGTATCGTCGATTTCTTCTTGCTCAAACGAGTTGCCAAATTCGTCGTACTTTGCCATCTCAACTAACTTCCTGCGGTAGTACGTACGCCCCATTGCGGCGGGGTTCTGTATGGTGTGCCGCCACTCGACTTTGTACGTCGTCG